CTGACCAAGCGTGTCATTCATTGCTACGGACTGCAAACCCATTACATAATTTGACACCGGCCCGGTTGCCCCTGCCTGCTTGTCGTAAATCAGCTCGCCAATCATTCTTTCAAGCCAGAATTTGTACTCGGGGAATATCTCTATGTCGTTGTTTGCAATAAGGACAAATGCCGTGTTTGCCAGTTTTATCCCCTGGTTTACCGCCCTTATCCAGCCGACATTTTCCCTGTTTGTTATAATTTTTATGTTATCCCGTGTCTTTGAAAGCCTTGAAAAATACTCGGCAAGTTTCTTGTCATTTCCGTCATTTACAAGTATTAAGTTAATTTTTACGTTATCGGTAAAGTTTAAAATGCTCTCAACGCATTTTCTCGTAGTTTCATAGTTTTTGTAGCACGGCATTACTATGTCGCAGGACATATCCCATTCTTTCGCAAGTTCTTCCTCGCTTGCGATTCTCTGGCGCTGGTATTCCTCCGCAGCGCCCCTGTATGTTTCAAAAGCCCCGTGAGTTATGATGTTCGGGGGTGAAACATGACCCACGTCAAAAGTAGTGTCGCAGTATATCTCAATACCGCTGTCAATGGCTTTCTGGCAGAAATACAAGTCCTCGCCGAACCCATCGCCATATAAAAACCACGGCGGTCTTACCTTTTCAAACACCGACATTTTTGTAAGCACGCACCCAAAGCCCACCCCGTCAACTTTGACAAGGCTGTCAGGCTCATAATCAAGAATGTTTTCAAAAGTAGTAAACCTGTTGCCCGAGCGCATAACCCGCCTGTAAAGGCATGGTATAAACGGTGCAAGCCTTGTAAAAAACAGCGGTGCGACTATATCCTTATCACGCAGCAGAAGCCTTGAAAAGGTGTTTGAGCCGGGCATTATAACCATGTCATCATCTATCCAGAGGATATACCCGCAGCCGTACTCCCTTGCCGTTTCCACCGCCATTGTCCTGGCATTTGGCAGGACTAACCTTTTTCCCAGGACAGGCAGGAACTCAAACCCGTGCCTCTGCCATTTCGCACAATCCCACAAAAGCTCAAATATACCTTCCATTGTCTGCGCAGGTATAAGCTCCGAGCTTGTGGGCATATAAATCAGTACCCTCTTATTAGGAATTTTATCGCAAAAAGCGATTTCAGCCTCCATGTCGTCTTTGGGCTTGATATCCTGTTCGAACCGCAAATCTGACAATTCGCATACCCCCTTCCAAGAAATCTCCATTCATAATCGCTGCGGATATTCCCGCATACGGTGCATCTGTAAATCCCGACCCAGTATTTCGGGTCTTTAGAAAAGAAAATCTTAAACAGTTTAAAAATCCTCATTTGCCCCCCTTTTTTCAGTATTAACGGGGCAGTTTAGGCACTGCCCCAAAGCCTTGTAAGGGTTATTTTAAAGCCCTTACAAATCCCTTAATGTAGTATGCGGTTGAGAATGTTGAGGTGGCTATTGCACAGCCTGCCTCGCCTGCTATTGCCATAGCGCCCCACTCGTTCGGGGTTTCTATTGCGCTTGTAGAATGGCTGACTGCAAGCGTTAAATAGCTTGCGGCATTTACGGGGACAAGCTTTGCACCGACAGTTATTGTCGTGCCTGCAACGAATATCTTGTCCACCCAGCCGTAAGCACGCACTTTCCCCACATCATTATACTCGCCGCTTGTGCCGAAAGTGTCTATTGCAATCCCGGCAAAAACATTCAAGTTTGAAGTTGCTGGAATCGTAACAGAACCGTCCTGTGCGGTTATAATGTCAAATGAAAGGGGAAATCCTGCGGTAACGCTATATGTAAGCGCACTCTTTACCACGAGGTCAACTATTTCCCATCCGTCCCTTTTGTAGTTCTTGATTATCATCGGTTTCTCCTAACCCTTTAGTTATTCCATAATAACATTATTGACTGTTAGTTAAGGATTTTAAGTGATGGCAGTAAGCACTGCCTGTTTTGCCCTGTTGGACACGCAGAATTCAGCATAAAGCAGTAGCAGCGAAGTCCTGCAGTCCTGGTTTGCCGGCCTTACGAAAGGAGTCGGTTCAAAGAAAGTATCCCTGTCGTAGTGAAGCCCAATGTAATTGGTGTTTAACCCGTACATATACCCTGATGTGCAGTCCTCGTCAAAAGTAACCAGAGAGCCTTTAAACTTCAGGTTTTCAAAGCCCATTTCCCCATCTGTAAGGTTTAGCATACCCACGTTGTAGTTTATTGTCTTTGTGAGCAGTGACTCAAACCCGCCATAAACTGTAAGGGTTGTAATCCAGAAGTCTATATGGTCTTTCTTTCCACGGCTTGTGGTGTTGTAAGCAAGTGTCATTGCGCTAAACAGGTTGTCAAAATCCGTGGTTGTCTTTGTGGCCGTAGCCTGGTAGTTCCTCCACCATGACTTTGTGGAAGCGTCAATTCCGCCGACTGTGCCGGTTGCAGGTGTGGCGTCAACGAGCGCAGCAAGCCCTGTTATATCCTTGCTATCATTGCCAGTGCCGTCAGAGAACATCATAGTACTTAAGCTGTCAATAAATGACATTTCAAGCTGCTTCATCTGGCTGTCAAAATAGGATATAATCTTGGCTTTTCCTGCGTTCTGCCTTTCGGAGAACCTGTCAATGGTAATTGAGCCTGCCATCTGCTTCATGGGGAACTTGGCATTTCCAGGCCCATCCTGCGGGGTAACGTCAATGGCGTCATAACCGCTGTATGATTTCACAGTTGTGTTCTTTGAGTACATAAGCGGTATAATTATGTCATTGGCATTGTCCTCAGGAACAAGGAAGGTTTTGCCTTTCTGCTTCATGTAATCGAAAAGGTTGTAGGCGGAAAATATATTGTCCACAAGCGTCGGCTTGTAATTCAAAATTGATGTGGAAAATATCGCATCCCACCTGTCGGTTGTTGCTCCTGACATATCAATCACTCCTTTAGTGTGTCAGTTTTCCTATTCGCCGTACTGTGCAAAAGCGGACTCCATAGCCTCTCTTGCTGTCGGCTTCTCTTTTAGCTTTGTCGTAGTGCTTCCTCCGGACGTAGTGAGCAGGTTGGATTTCTTTTTAAGCGTTATCTCGTCCTCAAGCTGCTCTTTTGCTTTTTTGGGTGCGTTTTCGACAATGTTGTCGTAATTTATTATCTTCCACGCTTCCTCCATTGTCGTCCCGCTCCTTGCAAGCATAAGTTCGCCTATTTCCTTGCGGTACTGCTGTGCCTCGGGGTTTTTTGCAAAGAACTGCTGAATCTGGTTTTCGGCTTTTTCCGCAAGCACGCTGTCAAGAACAGGTTTTGCCTGTGCGTTGTACATGTTTTCAAACTGCTTCCACACCTTTGCCGTTATCTGCTCTGACAGTTTTGCAATGACCTCGTTCGGCGTCATCTTCTCGTAGTCAACAGCTTCCTCGGAAGTTTCCGCTTCAGGTCTTGTGTACTGCGGTGCAGGTTTTACCCCTGTACGCGCCTGCTCTATCTTCGCCTTCACTATCGACGCAATATCAGGGTCGTCCATCATGGACTGGTAAAACTCAAGTTTCCTTGTCGCAGTTGAAAGCTCCTGTGATTTTTTGGTAAATTCAGCGTGCAGTCCCTTGTAGTCCTTTGGAAGTCCTCTGTCTGCCTTTTTCTCCAATCCTTCTCCCTGTTCGGTAACCTGCGTTTCCTCGCTTTCAGGGCTGCCGGTCTCGTCCTCTTGTCCTGTTTCGGGCTGCTCGCCCTCTATTGCTTCGGGGATTTCTTGATTGTCGGCACTTTGGTTGATTTGTTCTGTAGGCGTCATTTCGTTTTTCTCCTTTTGCTAAAATACTATGCTAAAATACTATGCTATTTCATATATCATAAGCTGCTTTTGCTCCACGCAAAACCAGTTTGCGCTCTTTTAAAATCCTTTTAAAATCTTCCCTTTTGTCTATCCACATAGGGTCATGCTCTATATTTTCGTAAAATGCCGGTATAAATTCGGCATATTTCCTGTAGCCATACATTCGCTTTGCCGGTTTGCCGCAGCAATTTATCTTTTCATCGTCAAAAACGTTCTCAAATACCATGCCGCAGGTTTCGCATTTCTTGTCCACAAGTTTTATCATATCATCATGCCCCCTGCATTAAGGTACGGGTTTGGGGGCGCTTGCTGCCCGCCTAAAAGCTGCTGTATGAGCGCCTCGGGCGGTAAGGTTGCCTCCTGCGGCTGCGGTTGCGGCACTGGCGGCGGCTGCATGCTCTGCGGCGGTATTATCCTCTTAATTTCGTCCTCGGTCATGCCGTACTTGCTGAAAAGATACCTGAAAAGCTCCGCATTGTCCGAAACCGGCGTGCCGTCAGGGCGTGCCGCCGTTATCAAGGTCGGCAGAACCTGGTTTAACATTGCCCTTTCCTGCTCCTCGGAACGCCGTGCTGTTGCCCCCGTGTGTATATGCACGTTGTAGTCCCCCGCTATGTTTTCCCTTGCCCACACAAGCCATGCCTGGCGTTTTTCGGAATAAAATTCCTCCGACTTGACGTATTTCTGGAGTATTTTTAAGTGCTTGCGTGCGATATCGCATATAAAATCAGCCATGTAGTCAAGCCGCTCGCTGTTTCTTATGCCCGCATTTTTGTCAATTATCGAGGCTTCCGTTGCGGTCTTTTCTGAAAAATCCTCTGTCGCACGCTGGTTTGCCCCGTTTGCCGTGGTGTTGTTTATGTCCTGTATTATCTGGTTTCCGTAACTGTAAAAATCAGGGCTTATCCCGGAGGCGTCCATTACCATAATCCGCCTTTTTGAAATTGAACCGTCTGACACCACTATCATCTGCAAGTCCTCGCCTGAAAGGAATTTCTTTCTCTCCGTAGAGCTTGTAAAGCAGCCGTCCTCTGCAATAATCTTGCGCTGCATTTTCTTGCGGTGGTTCATCATCTGCGTCCGCACCTGGTCAAGCTCCCAGTTAAGGTCTGCAATCTGGCTTATCTCTGACAGCGGATAAAGCTCATCAGGAACATCATTCGGCGAAAAAAGCGTAAGGTTTGAATGGAAGTCATACTCGTTGTCCTCAATGCCTAAAAACTTGTCAACATCTTTTGAAATCCAGTAAAACATGTTGTCAACCAAATCCTGAACTTCCCATATCTCTATGCGCTCAAACATCTGCTTTTCCCCGCCAACAACGCTTAACTTTATCGAGTCAAACTCAGTTGAAAACCTGCCGAACGAAGCCTCGTCAACGTCTGAAAGGTTATCGTATATGCGCTTTGCCTCGTAAACCGGCAGCAGGTATTTTATAGCGTGCCACCTGCGCTCCGAAAAGTTCTTTGCCTCGGGGTCAAATATTATGTCCCTCGGGGAAACACGCAGCATCCACGGGCTTTGCTCCTCGATAAACTCCGAGTAAG